AACGATTTTGCGGCATCATCTGTGAACGCATTATTTGAAGATGCTTTAGGCACAAAGGTTAATATCAAGTTAATCCCAGTAGCCGGTACAGTATCTGCAACAAACCCAAGTTATACAATGTCATGCTTAGTATCATCATGGACACCTATCAATGGTGCTGTTGATGCGGTAGCAAGCGTATCTGTATCACTGCCGGTAACTGCATTAACAAAATCAACAAGCGCGTAATAAGAAAAGGGTGGGACAATGCACAAGATTGAAATTGTTAAAAAAGATGGTAAGAAAGTAACCTATGATCTTACGCCATCCGCAAAGGTGGCGTTTGAGGCCGAATTTAAAACAGGCTGGCGTAAGAGATTAGGCGAGCTACAAATGGAAAGTGATCTGTGGTGGTTTGCCTGGCGTTTAGAAAAGGATGCCGGCAAAACTGAACTTTTATTTGGTGATGATTATATCAATCAGTATTTAGATGTTGATTTGATATATGACTCAAAAAATGGATAGACCGCCACGGCCAAATTTACGAAATCGCTTCCGTGTCGGTTGCAACAGGTATCAGCCCTAAAGATTTGTTAGAGGTTGATCCAGCGATTTATGCAGCCATAAAAGCCATTTTGCAAGAACGCCAATTTAAAAATAAAAAGGCAACAGTAAGGCGGAAGTAATGCAAGCACCTACCTATTCAGGATTGCCTGGCAGAACTAGGTCATTGTCGGCTGTGCCATCAATCTATGTTGAAAACTTAGATGAGTTAATTGCAAAAATGAAAAAGGTTGATCCTGATTTGCAAAAAGAATTTAGGCGCGGATTAACTAAAGCTGTAAGACCTGTTGCAAAATTGGCACAAGATTTTGTACCACACTCACCATTCCCAGGCTGGCGTGAAGTTGATCCTAACTACCCACCACAATGGGGATGGGCTAACGATCAAGCACATAGAGGCAGAACAATTGGTGAGAATAAAAGAAGCCGTTGGAAATGGTCACAAACTGAAGTTATACGCGGCATAAGAGTAAGTACTGCTAAAACTAAAGTACAAAGAATTAAAGGCGTTACATTTGGTGTAACTGCAATAGCCGTCATAAATAAATCTGTACCAGGTATAATTTATGAATTGGCAGGATTTGGATCATCAAAATCACGGGGTAGAACTAGGCGCATAAGTCGTAACCCAAATGCAAGTGAAGCATTTATTGGTAAATTACAAGGTACTGCTAGATCGCAAGAATACAAAGAAAAAAGATTGATTTATAGGGCATCTCAACAATTAGGTGGCCAAGTAAATGATAATCTATACGGAGTATTAAAAAAATATCTAGGCAAAGAATTTAGAGGTTAATCATGGCATTGAGTCAATATGTAGCGATTAACTTTTTAACTAAGTTTGATAAAAAAGGTTTAGAGCGTGCCACTAAAGAGCTAAAAGGTTTTGACAAAGTAGTAGCTACTGGCACATTTAGATTAAAAACTTTTGCAAAAGCCGGCGCAATTGCGGCCGCAGCTGGTTTGACTATTTTTGCTAAACGATCAATTGAAGCGGCTTTAGCTCAAGAAAAATTAGATAAGCAATTACAATTATCTTTAAGAAGCCTAGACGAAGAATTTAGATTTCCTGAAATTAAGGGGTTTTTAGATACTTTAGAACGCGCTACAAATGTTACTGGCGAACAGTTAGTACCTGCATTTAGAAAATTGGTAACTCAAACCGGAGATTTACAATCAGCACAATTTTTATTAAGCACAGCCTTAGATACAGCCGCTGGCACAGGTGTAGATTTAAACACTGTTTTAGATGCCATAAATAAAGCCGCAATAGGCAATTACAAATCAATAGTATCGTTAGGTATTGGATTTACCACGGCAGAGGCAAAAGCAGCTGGATTTACTAAAATTATTCAAAGCCTTGATAAGTATCAGGGTGCGGCAGAAAAACAAACCGAAACATTTTCAGGTCAATTAGAGTCATTTCAAATAAGCGCGGGTAAAGCTACTGAAACTTTAGGTTTAGGATTTTTAACCGCAGGCGCATACATAACCGGCGCACAAGGTAAATTAGATGTTTTTGGTGCAACCCTTGAAACTACTGCCACACAATTTTCAGATATTTTAGTTGGATCAGCAAAATCATTTGGCGATAAAGGTTTAGGTGGTTATTTAGATTTAGCGTTAATCGCACTAGAAGGTTTAGTTGGCGAATCAGTAACCCTACAAAAATTAGAAAAAGAAGGCATTAAAATAAGAGAACAGCGCATATTGCAAGAACGCGGTTATTTAGGTTTATCACAATTAACAATTGATGCGTTAGAACAACAAAGATTATTTGGTAAAAAAGAACTTACTACTGAACAGATATTACTAAAAATACAAAAAGATATTTTGGCTAGAGAAAAGAAATTGACCAAAGAGAAAAAATTACAAAGAACATTTGATGAAAAGAAAACCAAATTAGAAGGTATGTTTGACCTAGAAAAAATAAACCTACAAGCTGCATTGAGTAGAAAATTATCAGGCGAAGATCAAATCCGCGTAGAGATACTTAAGAAGTTGGCAGATGGTACACAAGAAGCAGTTGATGAAGCTGAGAGATATGCGGATGTATTAAAAGTAATTGCGGATGGTCAAATCACAAGTGAAGAAGTCGCAATGCTGGCTGAAAAATGGGGAATGACTGGGCTTGAAGTTATATTGTATTTAAAACTTTTATTTGACTCTAATGAAGAATTAAGAAAAATGTTAGGGTTATTAGATGAAATTGGCAAAAAAGCTAAAAGCATTAGTTTTAGATTTGATCCGGCAAGATTTAGAATGGGTGAAGAAATAGACAGAACTGGCGAGCCTGAATTACCGGAAAGTGATGAGCAAGAAAGACTGAGAAGATTCCGTGAATTAGGTGCGCCTGAGTTTGCATTAGGTGGCATTGTTACTAGACCTACCGCCGCCATAATTGGTGAGGCTGGAGCTGAGGCAGTAATCCCATTAGATCAAATGGGTAGTATGGGTAGTAGCATAAGTATCAATGTTGCCGGATCAATTATTTCTGAAGGTGAATTACAATCAGTAATTCAAAATGTTTTATACAACATGAACCGAGCAGGATCGGTAAGTCAATTAACTAATTTAGGTAGATAATGGCAGCCGCTAATTTAAGTGTTGAAATAGATTTTTCCAATGGTGCAACATTTGATCCGGCATTAGTTTTAGATGATCCGGCAACCCCATTAGATAAAGCTATATTAGGTACAGATGCTTCAGATGTAATTGACATAACACCTTATATGACACAATCTTTTATTAAACGCGCATTTAATAGATCGGCAGATTCCTTTGTTGGTGGCAATGCAAGAATTGTTTTTGTAGATCAAACAGGTGAATTTAACCCAGCCAATACATCTTCACCTTTATTTGGCAAAATTAGACCAATGCGTAAAATTAGATTTAGGGCAGAATTTTTAGGTGTTACCTATAACTTAGGATCGTTTTATATTCAACAATGGGATTACCAAAGCCCTACCGGATTTGATCCGGCTTATGTAACTTTAAATTGTGTAGATGGATTTCAATTATTAAATTTATCAACTTTGACTACTGTTACAGGTGGGGTAGCAGGTCAGACAACCGCACAAAGAGTTAGTAGTTTATTAGATGCCGGCGATTGGCCAGGCGGCATGAGAGAAATTTCTACAACTGCAACTACAACTGTCCAGGCTGATACCGGAGCATCTAGATCATTATTATCAGCCTGTCAAACAGTAGAACAAACTGAGCTAGGTGCTTTTTTTGTTAATGAATTAGGATTTGTAGAATTTTTATCTAGGGCAGATATTGTAACATTATCGGGTGGCACACCTACATTGTTTAGTGATCAAATAGGGTCAGGCGATATTACCTACCAGGCAGTGCAATTTGATATTTCAGATGAACAAATGATTAACCAGGTTGCAGTAACACGCAGTGGCGGTATTACGCAAGTTGCCAGTGATGCGGCATCAATAAATGATTACTTTAAACATAGCAGGGTAAGAAGCGGCATTATGGAAACCGATTTAGATGCTGAAAATCAAGCATTAACAATTATTTCTTCCCGAAAAGAGCAAGGTGTTAATATCCAGTTAAACTCACTTAAGGTAGATGCTTTTGGTACAGATGACCCATCAAGGACAGTTGCAGCTTTAAATTTAGATGTTTTTGACCCAATACAGGTAACTCAAACATTCCCTAATGGCAATGTAGTATCAGATACCCTAATTGGTGGGGTGGAGTATCAAATAACCCCTAGAAGTTTTATGGTGACTTTTTCATGCGCTCAACCATTTGCGGTCGGGTTTTTGCTAGACTCTAGCGTTGATGGAATTTTAGATCAAGATTTTATTACTTATTAGGAGTGTGTAGATGGCAACCTTTGTAACCGGTCAAGTCTTAACGGCGGCTCAAATGAATAGTATCGCTAACCTTACTGTCAGAGGCGTTACTGCTACTAGTGATACCTTTGTACTTGCAGATGCTGACAATAAACTTATTACTTATGACAATGCTGCAACAATAACAATTACAATCCCACCTGAGAGCTCTGTAGCGTTCACTACAGGTACAACAATAAACATTATTAAAATTGGTGCCGGTAGTCTAACTCTTACTCAAGGTGCTGGTGTAACTATTGCCTCAGCCGCAGCTACTTCAACAAGTCCAACAATAACCACTACTTTTGGTGCTGCAAGTTGTATTAAAGTAGGAGCAAACAGTTGGTATGTAGTAGGTCGCCTAACCTAATATGTCAAGCACTATATTAGGCATCTTTGCAAATCAGACTGTAACCACTCCTTTTATTGCTGTTGCTCATAGCACTACACCTTTTGTTTCTATTTACCCTTTTACTAACGGAACTTTTGGCACAAAAGTTACAAATCCTGCGACACTGCCTGCCGGTACTGGCACTGGTATTTCATTTTCTACTGGAAATAGTTTTGTTGCAGTGTCACACAACACTACACCTTTTGTATCAGTTTACCCTTTTGCAGATGGTATTTTTGGTACAAAAGTAAGCAACCCTGCAACTTTACCTACAGGAAATGCAACTAACACAAAATTTTCCCCCGCAGGCGGTTTCATTGCAGTAACAAATGGCATAAGTCCATTTATACAAGTCTATCCTTTTACTAGTACCTTTGGCACTAAAGTGGCGGATCCTGCTACTTTGCCAGACATTAGTAATGGTTTATCTTGGTCATCTAATGGTGACCATATTGCAGTAGGCCACAATAATAGTCCATTTATCAATGTCTATCCTTTTACTACTACCTTTGGCACAAAAATTGCCGATCCTGCTACCACACCGGGCACTACAGCTAATGGCATTGCTTTTACCTCATCTAATAATTTTATTGCAGCTGGCAGTGGCACTAGTCCTTTTGTTTATGTTTATCCATTTACAGGAGCCTTCGGGACTAAGATTGCTAACCCAGCCACATTGCCTACTGGTACTGTTCAAGGTGTAGCCTTTTCACCATCTAATTCCCATATTGCACTTGCACACAATACAACACCATTTGTTACTGTTTACCCCTTTACTACAACCTTCGGGACTAAGATTGCTAACCCAGCCACATTGCCTACTGGTAATGGCCGCAGTGTGGCTTTCTCATCTAATGGTGACCATATTGCAGTTGCTCATCAAACTTCCCCCTTCATATCTGTTTATGCTTTTACTACTACCTTTGGCACTAAAGTGGCTGATCCTGCTACTTTGCCTACTGGTAATTGTGAAGATGTTACATTCACTAGATAACAAAGGAGCAACATGGATAATGAACAAACGCTACAACCATCAATAAAACAAGTACGCATTGATGAGGTTAAAAGTTATGAGTCAAACATTGACACTTACAGAAAACTTATAGCAAAACTTGATGGTGATTGGGATGCAGACTTAATACACCTAAAAGATCTTGATCCACAGGAAGCGGCAAGACAATGCGCTATGGACAGACTTGATCGCCTTGCAGTGTTGCAACAATATGATCAGATGATTAACTTGCTCAAGACTGAAATTGTTGAGTGCGCTAAAGCTCAAGCAATTTTAGATATACTCTAATTATCAAAGATGAGTATGGCAAAAATTATAGAACTCACTAGCCCTAATGGTTGGCCGGCTAGTGAGGATCGCAGGGCATTAGGTATTGAAACTTTTACAGTGCCAGGCACAAAGATTAGGTTTGCATGTGCCAAAGCCGTTGCGCCAATTTTAGTAAGTTTTGCCAAAGATTTTCATGAGCTAGTTGAGCCAATAGATCAAGGCCAAATAGATGACTGGGGTTATGCCTTTAGGCAGACTAGGGGATCAGATAGAGTATTAAGCAACCACGCATCCGGCACGGCTATTGATTTAAATGCAATTAAGCATCCGTTGGGCAAGTCAAATACATTTAATAAGCATCAGCGTAATACAATTAACCTACTCATAACTAAATATGGTTTGACCTGGGGTGGCAATTACAAACGGCGTAAAGATGATATGCACTTTGAAGTTGCGTTAAACCAAAATGAAGTTAAACAAAAAATAAAAGAGTTAGGATTAAAATGAAATTAGATAAGAAGAAAAAAGAGATTCTAAAATCTTACGCCCGAAGCCTTGCCGCCGCAACTATTACAACTGTATTGGCTTTAGTTGCAGATTGGAATCCTGAATACGCAATTTTGGCCGGTGCAATAGTCGCACCTTTGGCACGCTATTTTGATCCAGCGGATGAGAAATTTGGCATCAATAGTAAATGACTATGAATGACATCCTAGCACTAGCGGTATCAACTGCAACCATAGTAGGTTCGCTAGTTGCATCCGTGCGTTGGCTTACTAAGCATTATCTAAGTGAGCTAAAACCTGACAATAATGGCCAACATAATTTAGAAGGCCGTGTAGCAAAAATAGAAGCCAAGTTAGACACGCTTTACGAAATACTGATTTCCAAGAATTAGTCAGCCCTATCCCCTACCCTATGGCCATGAAGATGTGCGTGGTTGTACCCAGTAGGGGCAGGCCTGAAAATGCGGATCGGCTGGCCAAAGCCTTTATAGATACTAATACGGAAGCTGATTTGTATTTTATTGTAGATAATGATGATCCGCGTTGGGTGGAATACACAAACCATGACCGATACAAAGTTTTACCATCGGATAATAAAACAGGTGGTTGCGCCGCTTCTCTTAATACCGGTTCGGTTTATCTGTTGGATATTACTAAGTTTCCTTTTTACGATTATTTTGTTTTCATGGGTGATGATCACTTACCTAGAACCGAAGGCTGGGATAAAGCCTTTATGGAAGCGTTAGGCCATAACACAGGTATTGTTTATGGTGATGATTTATTGCAAGGGGCTAACTTGCCAACAGCCTTTGGCATGAGCCGTGATTTAGTTGATGAGCTACGCGGTATGACATTCCCAGGTTGCATACATTTATTTTTTGATAACTTTGTAAAGCAATTAGGATTAGATTTAGATTACTTAAAGTTTTTACCTAATGTAATTATTGAACACCTACACCCAGTAGCAGGCAAGGCTGAAATGGATGAAGGTTATGCCAGGGTTAATCAACCTAAGTGGTATGAACAAGATTTACTTATACTGCAAAAATACCTAGCAAGCGCGGAGTATGCAGAGTTGGTCAGAAAATATAGATGAATATATTGATCACTGGGTCACATGGCTTTGTAGGCCGTGCCTTTAGGCGAGCGCTACCTTATGCCAATTTAACCTTAGTTGATTTAAAGCAAGGGGTTGATTGCCGTAAGTTTTTTCAGTTAGAGAAAAAACAATATGATCTAGTAATACATTTAGCTGCATTAGTTGGTGGCCGGATGGTTATAGAAAATGAACCATTATCACTAGCTGTTGATCTAGCCATTGATGCTGAGTTTGCTACTTGGGCTATGCGAACCGAACAGCCTTATGTAGTTTATTTTTCATCATCTGCCGCCTATCCAATAGAGCTACAAACCTTGGCAAAGAAAAAGAAGTTAAAAGAGAAGGATATAAATTTTAACAAAATAGGTAAGCCGGATATGACCTATGGCTGGACAAAACTAACCGGTGAAATGCTTATGAATTACTTGCGTGAAGAAGGCACAAAGGTATTAACCCTTAGACCCTTTAGCGGTTATGGCACTGATCAAGATTTAGATTATCCTTTTCCATCAATTATTCAGCGTGCCATAATGAACTCAAATCCATTTAACATTTGGGGTAAGGCAACTACTACCAGGGATTTTATTCACATTGATGATGTGGTTGATGCAACAATTGAGATGGTTAAAAATGAGTGTAATCAAACAGTTAATCTATGTACTGGCAGGCCTACCACCTTTTTAGAGTTAGCAAAAATAGCAATGAGTACCCTGGGATATGAAAAGACATCTGCCAATAGATTCAAGATATTGACCGATAAGCCGGCAGGTGTGGCCTATCGGGTAGGTGATCCAACAATGATGAGCGATTACTACACGCCAAAAATAACCCTGGAAGAAGGCGTTGAGCGTGCCATTCGCGGATTAGTATGATCTAAAATTAGGCATACTATGGCTACCAAAAAACCCCGAAAAGTAATAAAGCGCAAACGGCGCACACCTGGTAAAGCTGATGCGTTAAACAAATTAGAAAATCATTACATCACATTAAACGAAATGTACAGAGCGGCAAAGGCGGCTGGCTTTAGTAGTGATGTTGCATTTTGGTTAATAACAGAGCCAGGTGCATCACTACCTGATTGGGTCAATCCGAATAATAAACCAACTGAGATCATTCCCCGAATTGATCCAACAGAAGATGAGGATGATGATTAAACGCGATAAAACCTTTAATGCAAAATACTTAGTGATTTCAGATTTGCAAGTTCCATTTCAATTTACAGAGGCGGTAATCAATCTAAAAAAATTAGTTAATGCTTTCAAATTTGATTTAGTATTAAACACAGGTGATGAAATGGATTTTAATACCATTAGCCATTTTGCGGAAGGCCGAGCAGAATCCTTTATGCAAACACTTGATGAGGATAGGCAAACCTGCCAGGATATTTTGTACGATTTAAAAACAGATGTAGTTAGCAGGTCAAACCACTCAGATCGGTTATACAAAGCTGTTGCCCGAATACCTGGGTTAATGGAATTGCCTGAGTTGCAATATGCCAAATTTATGGGCTTTGATGATTTAGGCATCCATTACGCAAAACAGCCTTACCCAATCCCAGGCACTAACTTTGTGCTATGTCATGGGGATGAAGGTGCTATTTCTAAGATCGCTGGGCAAACTGCATTAAACATAGGCCGTAGGTGGGGTCGCTCAGTAGTTTCAGGCCATACCCACAGGCTAGGCTACACATGCCACTCAGAAGCCTTTAACGGCCGTTTAGAGCGTGTTTTAGTGGGTATTGAGTGTGGTCATACTTGCGACATGAAAAAGATGGCTTATACGAAAGGCTACGCCAATTGGCAGGCTGGCGCGGTCATCATACATATCAAGCGGGGCAATGTAAGCGTGGAGATGATTCCATTTAACGCTGATGGCTCATTCACAGCTATGGGTAAGGCCTTTGGCTAGACACACCCCTATGGGATATTGCATTTGTCAGTGGGGTAGTGTTTAATTGCATTTGTAAAAGCAATTGACCGGAAGGGGTTAATATGAAATATACAGAAACAAAATGTAGTTGGTGTAATGGTGTAACGCGTGGTGATGTTTGTCCACGATCAGTAATTTGTTCTACATGCAATGCACAACCTGGTTTAAGTTGTAAAAGACCATCAGGTCATAGAGCTAGTGAGTTACATAGTGAAAGAATTAAAACAGCTTATGCAATTGATGATGCTAATAATTTTGATTGGCAAACAGCTTATGCAGATATGATCAAGGTGAACGCATGATTATAGTTATTGAAAGCGTATTACAAACCAAGATTGATTTTAAGTATGTAAAAGATGAAGATAATTATGTTGCATCTACATCAAATGTATTAGGTGATTTCACATCATTTGGTAAAACGCCTGATGATGCAGTGCGTAGATTAAAATCTAAATTGTTTGGTTTATTGGCTGAGTATGTACACAATCAAAAGGTGAACCACTAATGACTATACAGAGAATTAGCGTGTGGGCAAAGGTAAAGATTGTTGCCGAAATAGATTCAGATAGTGATGGTGATAATTTAGTAAGAGAAGTTTGCAGTGAAATGGTAAGTATTACTACATTAAAAACTGCTCAACTAGGTAATTTACTTGATCCTGAATTAACAATTGTTATACCTGAAAAAATTGAAATACATGATGATGATCATCAAACTACTTATTTTAGAGATATAGATATAAGCGAATGGGCAGATGATGTATTTGGTGGGGTTTTATGAACGCCGTAGCGTATGTAAAAAAAGGTTGGTTTGTATTACCACTTAAACCACAATCTAAAGAGCCATGTAAGTTTTTAAGGCATGGCTACCTTGATGCAAGCAATGAT